AAAGACGTTACCTGTGGAAAAACCATCCTAAAATTGCGAAGGATTGGACGAAGACATACGGGAGTAAACCTGTAGGAAAGAAGAAAAAAACAAAAAGGAGAAAAAAATAATGGATGAGTTAATATTTGTAGATAAAGTAAGAAGAATTATCAAAATGAGACATGATGATGTTGTCGCAGCTATGGTTTCTGGGGGTGTTGACAATATGGAGAAATACCAATATATGTTAGGACAATTAAGAACGTACCAATATATGAGTCAGGAAATATCCAGCCTGCTAAATAAAAAGGAGCAACAAGATGACGGAACAGTTATCAGTATCAAACCAAAAGGAGGTCCCAAAACATAGGGATGCTCTTCAAGAAAAATACGATCAAGAACCTAAAAAACCTAAAAAAGAAATAACATCCGACTCAGCTAAACTACCTCTACCTACCGGTTGGAGACTTTTAGTTTTACCTTTTAAAATGAAGGATAAAACTAAAGGAGGAATTCTTATAACGGATGACGTTGTAGAACGAGCCCAAGTAGCATCGACTTGTGGTCTTGTATTAAAAGTTGGACCTGATGCGTACAGAGACAAAGAAAGATATCCCGAAGGACCTTGGTGTAAAGAAGGAAGTTGGGTTGTTTTTGCACGTTATGCAGGATCTAGAATTAAAATAGATGGGGGCGAAGTTAGACTTTTGAATGATGATGAAGTTCTAGCGACCGTGGAAAACCCTGAAGATATATTCCACGATTTATAAACATAGGAGGAACTATGCCAGAAGAAAAAGAAACAGAAAATCTAGTTGATGTTGGAGAGGCTGAGGAAAAAGCAACCGAGATTGATATAGATAAAAAAACTGAAGGAGGAACCGTTGAAGATGAAAAAAGTAATCAAGACGATAATAAGTCCGATGACACATCTGAGAAATTGGATGAGTCAGTGGCTGTTCGAGATAGCAAGGACGATGAAGACCAAGCTAACAAAGAAGAAGTAAAAGAACCCGAACAGAAGAAAGAAATGGAAGAGTATAGCGAAGGCGTTAAAAAACGTATTGCTAAACTTACCAGAAAAATGCGTGAAGCTGAGAGACAAAAAGAAGAAGCGGTCATTTATGCTAAACGTGTAATGAGAGAACGAGATGAGCTAACTCAGACTGCAACTACTTTAGATAGAGATTATGCTGTTGAAATGGAAAACAGAATAAAATCATCTTTAGCAGCGGCACAAGCTAAGTTAGGAGCTTCTAGACAAGCTGATGATAAAAAAGCTGAAGTAGAAGCTTTAACAGCTATCTCACAATTAGGATATGAACAAGGGAAACTTGCAGAAATCAAAAGCAGACAAAAAATGGAAGAAACTGCTAAAGAAAATACAAGAAAGCAAGGTCCTGCAGCTCAGATGCCTGTTCAACAAACACTTCCACCTGATCCAAAAGCAGAGGACTGGGCGGAAAAAAATGATTGGTTTGGCAAAGATAACGCCATGACCTACACAGCTTTTGATCTACATAGAAAGCTTACTGAAGAAGAAGGGTATGATCCAAAATCAGATTCTTATTATGAAGAGATTGATAAAAGAATAAGACTTGAATTCCCCCAAAAATTTGGTAAGGTAGAACGACAGATTAGTAAACCTACACAAAACGTTGCTTCTGCAACGCGTAGTTCAAAGACTGGTCGCAAAAGTGTGAAACTCACACCTTCACAAGTAGCAATCGCTAAAAAATTGCGTGTGCCACTAGAAGAGTATGCAAGACAACTAAGACTCACGGAGGGAGAATAGCATATGAAAAATGAAGATAAAAAAACTTCCCGTGCGAGCCAAACAAGAGCTAAAACAAAACGTAAAGTAGTTTGGACTCCACCATCGTACTTAGATACACCCAACGCGCCAACTGGATTCAGACACAGATGGGTTAGGGCAGAAATCTTAGGGTACGTCGACACGAAAAACATACAAGGACGCTTAAGGTCCGGGTATGAGTTAGTAAGAGCCGACGAATTTCCCGAAGGTGACTATCCAGCAATATCAGATGGCAAGTATGCCGGGGTGATCGGGCACGGAGGCCTTGTGCTTACAAGGGTACCTGAAGAAATCGCGAAGCAAAGATCGCAGTACTTTTCCAAAATGGGAGAGGACGCGATGAAAGCTGTAGACAACGATTTAATGAAGGCTGAGCATAAGAGTATGCCGATCGATATAGATCGACAGTCTCGTACAACCTTCGGTGGTAGAAAACGTTAATTTTTTAACATTCAACCAACGAAATTTTAACTAACCGTAGACTGCGGATAGTAGTCTACACAAGGAGAAAAGCTATGGCTAACCAAAGTACGGTAGGTTTCGGATTGAGACCTCTCAGAAATGCTGATCAAAGTGTACACACTGGCGGGTTAAGCGAATGGATGAAAGCATCAGGTTCTGCTGCTATCAACCACCATGAGCTAGTTCAGTTACAAGCAACAGGATATGTTCTTGCTGCAACAACTACAACTAGTAATAACATTGGATCGCTTAATGGCAGTTTTTACACTGATCCGAGCACGCAAAAACCAACTTGGTCTAACTATGCACCTAGCATCGCGGCGAGCGATCACACTGTTCTTGTAGACGATGATCCTCGAACTATGTTCGAGATGAGAACACAATTAACATCCCTAACGAACCCTGGTTCGGTAGGAGATTGCGCGCCAATCGTAGTAGGTTCCGGTTCAGGATCCCCAAATTATATTTCGGGAAACTTACTCGGGGCACCCGGCGGAGCAGGAACAATAGATCAGATTAAGATTTTTGGTTTAACTCGTGATCCTGACAATCAAGACGTATCCGTTTCAGGAAGCGTCTGGAGAGTCATTATTAACGAAAACATGCTCGCGAACGGCGTAGCAGGCATATAAGGAGAATAAATTATGGCAATATCACGTAATCAACTAGTAAAAGAACTAGAGCCAGGTTTAAATGCTTTATTTGGCCTGGAATACAAACAGTATGAAAATCAGACAGCTGAGATTTATACTACGGAGTCATCTGACAGAGCTTTTGAAGAAGAAGTTATGTTGTCAGGTTTCGCTAACGCATATGTAAAACCAGAAGGATCTGGGGTTGCTTATGATCAAGCGCAAGAAACTTTCACAGCAAGATACACTAACGAGACAATTGCTCTCGCTTTTGCGATCACTGAGGAAGCTATTGAAGATAACCTGTATGACAAACTTGCTTCACGTTATACAAAAGCATTGGCAAGATCGATGGCAAACACTAAACAAGTGAAAGGAGCATTTCCTTTGATTCAAGGGTTACCTACTACAGATAACTTTGATTCTGGAGATAACGTTTCATTGTTTAACACTTCACACCCAACGATAGCAGGGACGTTTCAAAACACCCTGACTACTCAAGCAGACTTAAACGAAACTTCATTGGAGCAAGCACTGATTGACATTGCTGCGCTAACTGATGAACGTGGTTTAAAAATCGCTGCAAAAGGTGTGAAGATGATTGTCCCATCTGCTAATCAGTTCACTGCTGAGAGATTGATGAAATCTCAAGGTAGAGTAGGAACTGCTGATAATGATATCAATGCGGTCAAATCTATGGGTATGGTTCCTCAAGGTTATAGAGTGAACAACTACTTAACAGATACTGACTCTTGGTATATTATTACAGATGTACCTAATGGAATGAAACACTTCGACAGAGCACCTCTTACTACTAAGATGGAAGGGGACTTTGATACTGGCAACGTTAGATACAAAGCTAGAGCAAGATACGTTTTTGGCGTATCTGACCCTAGAGGTATCTTCGGTGTTGAAGGTGCGTAATACCTAAACTATTTAATGGGGCGGCCTCAAAATCGCCCCATTTTGACTATAAAGACAGAAATTACCTATGAAAAACTTCCGTGTACAGATTCATGCTTATGGTTATTACGCTGATTTTACTATTAGCTGTAAAAATACCACTCAGGATATAGAGGATTCAATCCTTGACAAACTGGGAAAAAATGAGGTATTGTTCGAGTCTGATGGATTTACGAGGAAAGATCGTAAATGGATAACTTATGAGGAAGTTATAAATGACACAAGAGCTATACAAACAAAAGAAGTCCTTGGAGTTAGATTGGGAGCAAGAGTATAACGAATCAGGTAAATATACTCTTCACATGGTAAAGATCGATGACAAGATTAGAGAAATTGTCACTGAGATCAAACTAGAAGAAGCTAGAACAGCTCACCGTGTTAACCAAATTGAAGAATCTAAGGCTGAAGTCTCGATAGCCACTTAAGCGCTATCAAAAATCATACAAAACCACAGGGATACCTTGCGCTAAATGAAAATTTGCGTTATAGATTACTTACTAAGTATTTAAATTCATAAATTGGTTATTCTTTGCTTAGGAAGAATGACTGGCGCTAGGAGGCGCTGATTATATGACAACACACTTTTCAAGTGGCGTAACAAACGTAAGAGGAAAAGATGGTGCTACTTCTTTATTTAGTGGTATCAAACAACCTTTAATAACTGGTGGAACATCACCTCAAGAATGGGCATTTCAAGATGACTTTGTGAAATTCTCACAAGTAACGACTGCACCATGGACTATAACAGATCCAGGTGGAACTTCTTACATGCTAGCTCAATATCCGCAAGGATGGCTAAGAATGGGAGATGCTTCTCCTGTTGCCGCAGACATCGCAATAGCTGCATCAGAGGATGTTTTCCAAATTAATACTAATAAGAAATGGTACTTCGAAACTTCAATCGCAATTACTGATGTCACTGAACTAAACACTTTTGTTGGTTTTGCGGCTAATGCTTATGCTAACCCAAATGCAGTACCAGATGATGGTATTGGATTCTCTCATTTAGAAGATACAACTTCAATTCAATTTGTATCTAGAAAAAATGGAGCAGGAACATCTTTTACTATGTTAGAAGCAGGAAGTACATTTGCACAATTGGATTCAACTGTAGCGACACAATCTGCTACTGTTTATGGAATGCCGGGTAATTCTGTTAGATTGGGATTCTTATTCCAACCAGCAGGTACTGAACTAGGTCAAACAGCAGATCATTTTAAACTTTACATAAATGGTACAATTTCTGGAACACAAGCAGCAACAACTATTCCTGATGATTTACTTATGGAAATGAAGTTGATGACTGAAAGCAAAGGAACTGTGACTAACGATCTTTATGTTGATTACGTTCAATCGATTCAACAAAGATAATAAAATTATTCTAAGCTCCTTCGGGAGCTTAGAAAATTAAAGGATTAAATTATGGCAAACGTTTCAGACGTAAAATCGAAATTTTTTGAACCGCAAGGTGTTAGTGCAGCTTTAGTATCTGCATCAGCTGCAGCTACAACTTTAGCTATAGCGGACGGAGGACCTTATGGAAATCTTACGGAAACAATAACTTTATATTCAAGTGGTAATAATAGTGGAAATACTTTCACGCTTACAGGAACTGATGGTAATGGAGATGCTCAAACAGAGGATCTTACAGGACCTAATGCAGGTACGGTAAATTCTGCAAATAAATATTTGACGATTACAAGTATTGTTTCTGATGGAGCTATTGTAACTGATATTCAAGCAGGAATATTGGGCACAGGAGCACTTACTGGAACTGTATTCGCAGGAAGAACAAGAATCAGAGGATTAACAGGTACAAGTAAAGCTTCGGCTGGAAATGTAGTTTTTAAGAATACTTCAATAACAGGAACTACTTTATTAACGATTCCTTTAACCGGTGCAGTAGGCAATATAGACCCTTACATTCCTGATAATGGAGTACTGTTTAGTGCGGGTGCGTACATAAATCTAACTGCAGCTGATATCACAGGTGTAACAGTATATTATGACGGGTAGGGTTACATGGCTAACACTACTTCTCACTCATACACTTTTGACAAGACTCTTCCGATTGATGAAATCGTAGAAGAAGCTTACGAAAGAATTGGTGTAAGAAATGTTTCAGGTTATCAATTAAAAACAGCTAAACGATCTTTAAATCTTTTATTTTCTGAATGGGCAAACAGAGGTTTGCACTATTGGGAAATAGCTAATCAAGGTTTTACTTTAGTAGATGGAACCAATGTTTATACTACTTATCGATCCCCGGCTGATGGAGCATCTCAAGGATTAACAACAACTTTATCTGCAGGCATTAATGCTGCTGTAACTGATATTCCCTTGACCCAGGTTAAAGATATGCCTGGCGCGGCTCAAGGTGGAGGAACTATTACTGTAGGCTCAGAAACAATTAGATATACTGGAAAATCTGCAGCAACAGGCGCAGCCAATCTTACCGGCGCTATTCGTGGATCTAATGGTACTACAGCTGCTACTCATTCAAGTGCCGATGCAGTAACTCAACATGCAACGGGAATGGATAATATATTAGAAGTTAATTATAGAATTACTTCTACTGATATTGATTCACCTATGACTGAAGTAAGTCGATCTCAGTATCAAGGATATTCTAACAAAGCTGCAAAAGGAACACCCACTTCTTTTTTTATTCAAAGATTTATTGATCGAACAACATTAACTTTATATCTAACTCCTGGTGCAGCAGAAGATGGAAATAAATTAAATTTATATTATGTAAGAAGAATTCAAGATGGGGGTGCTTATACAAATGCAGTTAATGTACCTTATCGTTTTGCACCTTGTATGACAGCAGGATTAGCATTTTATCTATCACAAAAAAATTCACCCCAAAGATCACAAGAAATGAAACTTTATTATGAGGATGAACTGTCTAGAGCTATAAAAGAAGATGCAGATATTACTAGTACTTATATTGCACCTAAAGTTTATTTTCCTAACGCTTAATTATGACTACTTTTGCTTCAGGTAAACATGCATTGGCTATTTCAGATCGTTCTGGAATGGCTTTTCCTTATTTAGAAATGGTAAGGGAATGGAATGGTGCATGGGTTCATTTTTCAGAATTTGAGCCTAAACAACCACAATTACAACCTAAACCTACAAGCGCGGATCCTCAAGCTTTACAGAGAGCAAGACCAGCAAGAACAGCTTTGCCTACACCTTCTGTTTTAAATAATAATCCTTTTTTAACAGAAATAGGAACCACTTTAACTGTGTCAGAAACTAATCATAATCGCTCTACAGGAGATGCTGTTAGGTTTTATCAAGTTAAAAAACCTGTGGGAGGTGTTGCCGTTTCCACTTTTGAATTAAACACAACTTTAGCTACGACTATTACAGCTACAGATACTTCTATTATATTAACTGATGGTTCAGCATTTCCTACGTCAGGATATATTGTTATTGAAGCAACTAATACAGATCAAGCTTCATTAGAATATGGAAAAATTACAAGTGAAACTATTCAATATACTGGGCGAAGCACTCATACTTTAACCGGCTGTACCCGAGGGACTTCTGCTCCTTCTTATGGAACCACACCCGTTTCAACAACAGCAGCTGCTCATACTGCTGGAGCAAAAATTTATGGCTCATATGAAATAACAAAAATTGAGGAAACACGTACTAATGATGCGGGCTCAACAGAAACTTTTAGTAATAAATTTAGTTTTACTTTAGTCAGTGCAGCAACTAGTATAGAAACAGGAGGAGGATTTTTCGTTTTCGGCGGTCCCGTTAACGATAGATCATAATTATGGCTGGATTTACATACACAACTTTAAAAGCAGCGATTCTAAATTATACTGAAACTGATGCGAATGTTTTGACTACAACTATTGTAGATCAGTTTATTGAAAATGCAGAATTTAGAATTTTTTATGATGTTCCTAGCGATAATAATAGATATGTTAGTGAAGGAAATTTAGCTGTTGACGATAATACAATAAATGTCCCTGGTTTAGGAACTAAAGGAAATACTGGGACAGTATTTGTACGTGGGATAGAAGTTTTTAATAGTACCTCAGCTTCTACAGGACCTGGAACATGGTTAATTAAAAAGGACCAAACTTATTTAAGTGAATATGTTGATAGACTAACTGGAACAGAAGGAGGACAACCGGATCAGGATGTTACAGGATTTCCTAAGTATTATGCGATGTTTGGGGGTGCTACTGGCACTTCATCCACTACTTCAGGAGGCCTTTATATAGCTCCTACGCCGGATGCTAATTACATGCATAGAATATATTATGATATGGTACCCAAGAGCCTAACAACTACAGCTACAACTTATATAAGTCAGTACTTTCCACAGGGGTTATTATATGCTACTTTAGTAGAAGCTTATGGATTTTTAAAAGGTCCAATGGATATGTTGACATTATATGAAAATAAATATAAACAAGAATTACAGAAGTTTGCAGGAGTGCAAATTGGAAGACGAAGACGAGATGACTATACTGACGGAACTGTTAGAATACCAATCACCTCTCCGTCACCGTAAACATTAGGAGAAAATTATGGCAATCGCATCGGTACTAACAAACAGTTTTAAAACAGAATTGTTAAAAGGATTACACAGCTTTGACACTTCAGGAGCAACACCTGCAGGAAGCGTATTTAAAATCGCTCTTTACAACAGTTCAGCATCACTTGGCACTACTACAACTGCTTATACAACAACTCAAGAATTAGCCACAGCAACTGGTTATACACGTCCTGGAAATACTTTAACAAATACTGGAGTTGGTACAACAACTGTAACTTCATTCACAGATTTTTCTGATACATCATGGACATCAGCTTCTTTCACAGCACGTGGATGTTTAATTTATAATTCATCTACTATTACTGGACTTACAACAGATGCTGCTGTTTGTTCTATTGATTTTGGTGGAGACAAAACTGTTTCTTCCGGAACTTTTACAATTCAATTTCCAACAAACGATTCCAGCTCAGCGATCATAAGAATAACGTCGTAAGGAGGTAAATCCTTATGGCTAATTCTTGGGGAGAATCCGGAACAACCTGGTCTCAAGGTGATTGGGGCAATCAAAATAATTACACTTTAACGTTAACTGGCCTATCTATAACAGGTAGTGTAGGGGAACTTGCTGCCTTCTCAGAACAAGGATATGGTCGATCTACGTGGGGCAGTGAACCGTGGGGAGATAATTACGACCCAGTAGTTAGTCTTACTGGTTTTTCTATCACCGCATCTTTAGGAACTTTAGCTTATGCTCAATCAGAAGAAGGTTGGGGTAGAGATGAATGGGGTTATGGTAACTGGGGAGAAAATACTACTACCGCTGTAATAGCATCCGGCCTTGAAATGACTGCTGGGTTTGGTCCTGGTGGCTGGGGCATAGCTCCTTGGGAAGAACAGGTTTCGTGGGGTGGAGATTTAACACTTCAAACAACTCAATTATCTATTGCAGCGCTTACAGGTATAGAAGCAACAGCAAGTCTAGGTACAGCTACAATTGGTAGACTAGACATGATTTTTGGAATCACTGGTCCAGCGGCAATGTCAGCAGGAATA